CCTCTCCATCTCTTGTTACTGGTTTAACAACGTCAATCTTAATTCCATCGAAAATACTCATAATTCTATCCTTTGCCATTATTTGGCTATTATGTGACATTAGCGTCACGTTTACTATTATTATGCACGTATCATGCCAAGTTCTATTGTTTTGGTAACGGTGGTACTCCATAAGCATCTAGCAGTTGGTTGTATAATCTATCTACTAATCTCTTAGACTTTTCCAATTTCTTTACCCTAGCGTAAGTATCTGCCGGTTTAATTATTTGCTTGTCGTACGCATCCCTTAAAAGGTGCCTACGCCTCACCTGTTCGTGATTTAGTAGTGCATATTGTCACAAGCACAATTGCCCATGATGTCGTTGCCAATTAACAAGCAAGCCCTGTGCCAAGTTGTAAGTAGCTGAAATCAGGTAGCCTAGTGTCGATGTGACACCGAACCGGCGGTGCATTGTGACACCAGTCAGTGTCAGATTGACTCCACAGGGTAGTATCGAATTGATCCCACGGGATATGTATAGCACGGGCGCACCCGTTCATTCATCGCGGGCGCGTGGGCGCGTATGCGCGCGCTTTAGCGGGTCGGGGCTCCCCCCTTTATAACTTGTAGGGCATCGATAGGTCACCCCTAGCCTACAGACCAAAAAACCGATTATACTATGACGCACTACCCAATGACCTAAAACAGTAAACCGTATAGCATTGAGTAGTGTCTTTTCTTCGCCAGAAAAACTCTTAGTTCGCCGCCCCAGTTTTCCATGAGCTGGGGCTTCCTTTTTCTTGGCGACACTGCTACGCTATGTTATGGATAAAGAGCAAGAACTATTGAAGAAGCTCTGGGAAGAGAATAAAGAGCTAAGGAATAAATTAAAAAAAGCGAATCGACGCTATAGATACCTGACTAATGTTGTCAGGAAGCTAAAGAAAGGTCTTCATAAGGGAGGTAACCTTGGAAACAAGCAGCACAATGACACTGCTAAACAAGCAGACAAAAGAATTAGAGACATTCAATATCCACACAGGGGAACTGGTAGCGACATCAGGGAGACTCGTCGCAAGTTTCGTCTACAGTTTGGAAATAGCGGAAGCGATCTGCAACTTGGTGAGGGAAGGGAAGACTCTGAATGAGATATCAGAGATTGAGGGGATGCCGCCTCTACATTTAATGTATAATTGGCGCAGATTCCACCCAGATTTTAAAAAGAATTTGGAGATAGCTAGGAAGGATAGAGCAGAATACTACCACGATAAAGCAGTTGAGGTACTTAAGGGAGCGGATGGTGCAAGTAAGGAGGAAGTTCCGGGGCATAAGTTACAGTTCGACGGATTCCTCAAATTAGCGGAACGTGGCAATCCAGAGGCTTTCAATGCTAAACCACAAGTGTTGCAGCAGAGCGCGGCTCCTGCTATGATTGTAATAAACACTGGAATAAATAGAGAACCAACTACTATAGAGGTAAATAATGAAGAAATTTGTATTGGTGAACGGTCAGAGGATTCCATTCAACACGTTCATGGAGCAGAAGGAAGCGGAAGAGAAGAAGCTATTGAAGCTATCGGAGCAGAAATCGGAGGAACCGAAGACTGAGGAGAAGCCAGTAGTGAAGAAGAAAGCTAAGAAGAAGGTATCTAAAAAGAAAGCGAGTAAGTAATGTCTAAGTTCAAGGATTTAGAAACCACACCTGAAGGTAGACTATCCTCTCGTAGAGTTAAGGTAGCTGCTACTCAACTGGTTAAGCAGACAATGGCTGATTTAGGTATTGATTCTATGCAGACTAAAGAGCAGGTGGGCCGTGGTGTCCTTGATGCGGCAGTTAGAGCAGGGTTCCCACGGGAGGGGACTATAGAGCTGATGAAGTCTTATGGTGTAGATAGAGTACGCCAGCATATACAGAGACTATATGATCTTGCACCTGATCCGACTAAGCCGGGTGGGATGAATAGACCACCTTCTAAGATAGTTGATCCAATTAGAGAGAAGAAGAAAAGGTTATCTTAATGAGCAACCCATATAACGTATATTCAGATCCATTGATGCCTACACCCGAAGAGGTGGACGCTTACGCAGGTAAGCAGGTCATAGAGATGGGCTATACGCCTAGACCGTTTCAGGCTAGGTTACATGGGAAGCTGAAGAGATTTAACGTACTGGTATGTCACAGGCGTTTTGGTAAAACAGTCTTCGCTATTATGGAGATGATTGACCAAGGGCTTAGATGTGACTTGAAGAATCCGCAGTATGCTTATATTGCACCAACATACGGGCAGGCCAAGAGGGTTGCTTGGGAGTATTTGAAAGACTTTACTAAGAATATTCCGGGTGTGAAGGTACATGAGGGTGACTTACGGATTGATATTGCTCGCCCTGATAAGGGTGATAAGATTAGATTTATGTTATTAGGGGCTGAGAACCCTGATTCATTGCGTGGTATTTACTTGGATGGTTGTATTCTGGATGAGTATGCGCAGTGTGACCCTACGATTTGGGGGCAGGTAATACGTCCTGCACTATCTGACCGTAGGGGGTGGGCTATATTTATTGGTACACCTAAAGGGCAGAACCATTTCTGGGATATATTTAACGCAGCTAAGGGTATTGATTCTTGGTATGTGGCAATCCACAGGGCATCAGAGACTAAGGTATTGGAGTTTGATGAATTAGAGGATGCACGGGCGACGATGACGGAGGAAGAATACGATCAGGAATATGAGTGTTCATTCGCAGCTGCATTGATGGGAGCCTACTATGGTAAGTATATTAACGACTTGGAGAAAGCAGGTCAGATTACTAAAGTACCTTATGACAACACTATACCTGTTGATACCTTTTGGGATTTGGGGGTATCCGATACTACTGCTATCTGGTTTGTCCAGTACGTAGGTAATGAGATTCACGTCATTGATTATATAGAGATGGCAGGTAAGGGTCTTGAGTGGTATGCCGCAGAGATTAAGCTTAAGCCGTACGTGTATGGGGATCACTATATACCTCACGATGGAGCGGCTAGGGAATTAGGGACAGGTCAGACTAGACAAGAAACCTTGATGGATTTAGGATTAAGGACTAATATAGTACAGAGACAGAGTGTTGCTGATGGTATCCATGCCGTGAGGATGATACTCCCTAAGTGTTGGTTCGATGGTCAGAACTGTGCGCAGGGGTTAGCAGCGTTGAAGAATTATCAGAGGAAGTATGATACAAAGGCTAAGATGTTTATGGATAAGCCTTTACATGATTGGGCTTCTAATGGGTCAGATGCTTTCAGGCAATTAGGTCTGATATACAACCCTGCTCGTACAGGTCGTCGTAATACGGAAGACTTACAAAGACAGGCAATAATGGATGATTACGATATCATTTAGGAGATAACATGGCTTTTGGTTTTATTGATGATGCTTTAGGGGATGTAACCGATTTCGTAGGTGATGTAGCTGAGGGTGCTACGGATATAACTAGAGACTTAGTAGAGAAGCCTTTGACTTCCCTATTCGGAGGAATTGGTGAAGCTACTGAGGATTTCGGTTCTAAGTTATTTAAAGATGTAGGTCACCAGTTTGGTAGACTTATGCCGAAGCAAAGATCAGAAGAGGTGGTAGATGTTTCATTGGTAGAGGATGCACAGTTACCAGAGGCGCGTGACCCTAGAGGACAGCGTGGAGCTAGGAGTGTCACTACTCAGACAGCTAACATATTAACACCACAAGCAGAGCAACCAACTTTATTAGGATAAGATATGACTATTATAACGACAGATTCAAATGAAACAGGTCAGAAAGTTCTACGCAAGTTTAAGCGTATGGAAGGTCAGAGAGTTAATTGGGAGAATAATTGGGAAGAAGTCGCCCGATATGTAATTCCTAACAAGGATGATATATGGCAAACAAGAACTGGCGGGGACAAGCGTGGAAGACGTATCTTCACAGGTATGCCAATCCACACAAACGAAGCATTAGCTTCGGCATTACACGGGATGCTCACAAACCCGGCGACGACTTGGTTTGGCTTGTCATCTGGTGATAGAGACTTAGATGCACTCCAATCAGTACAGGAGTGGTTGCAGGATTCTACAGAAAGAATGATTAATGTAATGAACCAATCGAACTTCCAACCACAGATACATGAAGTATTTATGGACTTAGGTAGTTTTGGTACTTCGCTACTATTGATTGAGGAAGACGATGAGTTAGGAGTTAGGTTCCTATCACGTCCGATCTATATGGCGTATATTGATGAGAACAACAAAGGCTTAGTTGATACTGTAGCTTTTAAACGTCAGATGACAGCTCGCCAGATTATACAAGAATTTGGTGAAGATAATGTTAATGATACTATCAAGGATTCTCTTAACGATGCTGAACAGAAGAAGTTCACCATCATTCATTTGGTAGAGCCAAGAGAATCGTTTGACCCACAGAAGATAAATGTAACGAATAAGCCCTTCGCATCTTTTCATGTTGTGTTAGAGGATGGACATGTGCTTAAGGAATCAGGGTTCAATGAGATGCCGTATGTGGTAACTCGTTGGTCTAAGGTTTCAGGTGAGGTATATGGTAGGTCACCTGCTATGACAGCAATGCCTGATATTCGTATGCTTAATGAGATGAAGAAGTCTGTGATACAGGCAGCTCAGAAGGCGATCAACCCACCATTACAGGCACCAGATACAGGTGTTGTATTACCACTAAGGTCTGCTCCGGGGAGTATTAACTACTATAGAGCAGGTACTAAGGATAGGATTGAGCCGATCACTACAGGGTCTAATCCGGGCCTAGGTGAGCAGTTGATTCAGATAACTACAGGTGATATTGAGAAAGCTTTTTTCATTGACCAGTTACAGATTCGTGAAGCTGATAGAATGACAGCTACGGAGATTGTTCAGAGAAGAGAGGAGCAGTTACGTAAGCTAGGGCCTGTACTTGGTAGACAGCACTTTGAATTATTGAAGCCATTAGTGGATAGAGTGTTCTCTATCCTAGCTAAGAAGGGTCTATTCAAACCTGCGCCAGAGATTATCCAAGGTAGGGGTGTTGAGGTTGAGTTCGTATCTCAGATCGCTAAGGCACAGAAGACAGCAGATGCAGATGACCTAGTTAGAGTATTTAACTTGATCGCTCCACTAGCACAGACTAAACCGCAGATGCTAGATAACTTTAATGGTGATGTTATCACTAGGGATACAGTAGCTAAGTTCGGATTGAACGCTAAGTACTTACTAGATGAGGAAGATGTTGCTACATTAAGACAGCAGAGACAACAACAGATGAAAGAACAACAAGAACTTGAGACTGCTCAGCAACAAGCTGATGTAGCCAAGACAGCAACGGAGGCGAATGTTTAATGGATATTTTTGGCAAGAAAGAAAAGGAACAGGTAGCACTGTTTTCAAGATACAGTGCTGTATTTAATTCGGAAGATGGTCAGATTGTATTACACGATCTGATGAAGACGTTTAGTATTCTCGACAGTACATTCGATTCAGACCCACACGTACACGCCTATAACGAGGGTGCGCGCTCAGTAGTGATGCGTATCCTTAAAACTATAAACACCGACCCTGAGCAATTCGCAAGAATCGTTAAAGGACAATTGGAGAAAGATTATGAAATTTAAGTATTACATGAAACAAGAACAAGCTACTGACCCTGTTGATTTAACAGGAGGTGGAGCGCCTGACACTACGACTACTACTGATCCAGTAGAGCCGACAACTATCTCAGAAGGATGGTTAGCAGGTGTTGATTCTGAACTAGCTAATGACCCATCTATGGGAGCTATCAAGGACATTAACTCATTAGTTAAGAGTTATATCCATGGACAGAAGATGGTTGGTAAGGACAAGATCGTTCTTCCTGATGAACATGCAACTGAAGAAGACATCAGTGCATTTTACAATAAGCTAGGTAGACCTGAGCTTGACAAGTATGAAGTAGACTTTGGAGAAGCTAAGTATGGTGACGACTTTAAGAAATCCTTTATCGAAACTGCACATAAAGCCGGAGTCATGCCGAAGCAAGCAGAAGCAATGTTCGGGTTCTTACACGGACAAATCGAAACTTCTAACGCAGAAGCAGCCGAAGCACAGAAGCTTACTCAGCAAGAAAACTTGGCTTCACTTAGAAAGGAGTGGGGAAACGGCTTCGACAAGCAGGTGGCAACAGCAAGAGAGGCTCTCAATACTCTGGCTGATGACTCGTTTAAGAACTACTTAAAGGAATCAGGATTAGCTACTGACCCTACACTTATTAAATTCTTCGCCAACCTTGGAAGCAAGATGAACGAAGATACGTTTGATCCAAACGCTGTTAAGCACTTTGGTCTTACTAAAGATGAAGCTAAGGATAAAGCTAACTCCATGATGGCTGATATGGATCACCCTTACTGGAATAAAGATCACCCTAACCACTCTAAAGCTGTAGCTGATATGTTGAAATATCAGGAAGTTTTAGCTAGTTAGGCTTGACTTGACGCATGTATCGGTTATTCTATTGTATATCTATAGGATAACCGTATGGCCCAAGACATGTAGGTATGAACTCAACTGCCCATAAGGATAACAGTTAAACGTAATAACAATAACTTAAACGTAACAAGGAATAGTTTATGTCTTTTCAAATTACAGAAGCTATGGTTAAGCAATACTCAAGTAATGTTTTCCACTTAGCTCAACAGAAAGATTCTCGTCTTGCGCCATTCGTAAGAAGAGAAACACAAAATGCTGAATCTGCTTTTTATGACAGAATCGGTGCAGTAACGGCTATGAAGAAAACAGGTCGTCACTCTGATACTACTTACCAAGACACTCCACATTCAAGACGTAGAGTAACTACTGAAGATTACTTCCACGCTGATTTAGTTGATAAGGAAGATAAGCTTCGTATCATCATGAACCCTGAGTCTGAATATGCTCAAGCTGCTAAGATGGCACTTGCAAGAGCTATGGATGACGTGATTATTGATTCTGCTTTAGGTACAGCATCAGCAGGTGTTGATGGTGGAACTCCTGTAGACTTAGCAGATTCAAACAGAATCGCAGGTTTTGACGGAACAACTCTTACTGGTTCAGGTCTTACTGTTAAAACTTTGAGAGCGATCAAGAAGAAGTTTAACCAAAATGAAATCTTTGACGAAACACTTTACATGGCTATCACTGCTGAGCAGTTAGATAACATGTTAGGTCAGTTAGAAATCACTAACGCTGACTACGCTTCTGTTAAGTCTCTAGTACAAGGTGACGTAGATACTTTTATGGGATTCAAATTCATCAGAATTGAAAGACTTCCTGTAACTACTGCGGCTATTACTTACGATGAGACTGACGGTTCTGTTGGAGCCGGTAGTGCTACTATGCCAATCGGTTCAAGACGTTGTTTTGCTTGGTCTATGCCGGGTGTTCTTTTAGCTACTGCTTCAGAAGTTAAAGGTAGAATCGACGAGCTTCCGGGTAAACATTATGCTCACCAAGTGTATGCATCAATGTCTATCGGTGGAACACGTATGGAAGAAGTACGTGTTGTAGAAGTTTTCTGTAAAGAATAATAAAAACTTAGGGGGCTTCGGCCCTCTCTTATGAGGAGATAGCAATGGCTAACTTTTATTCAAATCAATACCAGAAGTCTCTTATCAGCGAGCCTGTTGAGAAATTACTTCCGGGTGAATTAAATGGACGTATCAGACGTATCTACGCTGACGTTACATTAGGTGCAGAGATCACTACTGCTGATTCTCTTTTCGTAGCCAAACTACCTGCTAACGCTGTTGTTGTTAAAGCACACATCGTAGCTCCGGGTGGTACTGGTGGTACTTTAGCTCTAGGTAATGGAGCAGGTGAGAACGAAGCAGCTGACGCTGATTCTTTTATCGCAGGTATCGCAGGTAACGCGGCTGTAAACGAGGAAAGAGATTTATCTGCTACAGAAGCAGGACTAATTAACAAGCGTTTTTCTGAAGACGTTGACGTTATCTTATCAGCATCAGTTGATTCTGTTGGTTGGTCTGGTGACTTAGTTAAAGTTGAACTATTATACGTAATCGACTAGAATACTCTTAGCCCTTGGTAACTATCCACCAAGGGCTTCCCTTTTCTTGGAGATGATATGGCTACGCAGCTAGATATTTGCAATTCAGCATTAATCAAATTAGGGGCGGAACCTATCACTGCTCTTACAGATAACAATAAAAGAGCTAAGCTCTGCAATCAACAATACTCAAAGTCAAAGCGTAAGATGCTTTACAATGATCCTTGGAACTTCGCTATCCAAAGAGAAGAACTCACTGCTACAGGTGAAGTACCTGTATTTGGGTTTGATAACAAATTCGATCTACCAACAGATTATTTAAGAATCTTAGATTTGGAAGTCTTATCTAAAGAGTGGAAGATGGAAGGCGAAACTATATTAGCAAATGATGATACAATCAGAGTTAGGTATATCGCAGAAGTTGATGAGGATATATTCTCACCTGCTTTTGAAGAAGCCCTAGCCTTAGATATAGCCTATGACTTATCTTATGCACTAGTGCAGGATAAAGCTTATAGGTCGCAATTACAGCAAGAGAAAGAGTTCGCACTAGCACAAGCTAGGTCATTCAACGCTCAGGAAGGAACACCTCCTCAGTTGACTGATGATAGTTTCTTGGTAGCTAGAGATCACTTTGCTTCTGACATTCCTTTTGTGCACGATATACCGTAGGAGATAAAATGCCTAGATATCACTATATGCAGAACTCATTCATTTCTGGGCAGGTCAGCCCTAAGCTAGTTTCACGTACAGAGGTGAATGAGTATAAGACAGGTTTAAAAGAACTGACTAACATGCACATCTACAGATCAGGTGGAGCATCTAGGCGTAATGGATTTAAACTTGGTGGGAATGATTTCGTAGATACTCTAGGTAACTACACTCGTATCCCATTCACACAACTCGATGGTTCTACTGTTAACGTCATTGTAAAAGTTGGTAACAACGCTGAGATATATCAGGAGAATGACCCTACGTTTACAAACGATTTTATAAGTGCAGGGGTTATTACTAACTTAGAGAACGTGGATGACGCTTCTCAATTAGGTTGGGTACAGCATAATAGAGACTTAATTATAGTACACGCCACTGGTGATTTAGAGCCTATTATAATCAGCGAGACTTTCCCAAGTGCGCTACCGTTAAGTAGTAAGTTCACGTTCCAGAACTGGACTGATGAGATAACTTTATCAGCTGATTCAACTAGCCAAGTTAATACACACAGAGTATTTGGTATGCCTATAGGTAAGCCTAATAATACATCTACAACTATATCACCAAGTGCTACGCCTACTATTGGGGCCTCACTTACGTTCGTAGCCTCTGATCCTATATTTGATGAAGGGCATGAGAACACTTTCTTCTATGTAGATCAAGGTGGAACAGCTCCCAACTTTAATACGTATGCTTTTAAGGTTGTTACATACAATAGTTCAACATCGGTATCCGGTACTGTTGTCCTAGTCGCTAATACTCCTACAGGAGCAGCCTCGGATTACTGGTATGAAGCCAACTGGTCTAACTATCGTGGATGGCCTAAGACCGTACAGATGCATAACGGAGCATTAGTCTTCGGTGGTAACAAGACTCAACCTACAACTCTATGGAGTTCAGAAGTAGGGTCTATGTTTGAGTTTAATTTTTACTTCGATTCCACTCAAGGGTCGGAAGGTACTTACAGTAGGACACCTGTAGTAACAGCCGCTTCCCCTTTCGAGAGGACACTAGGGGATTCCCAAGGCGATGCAATCTCTTGGATGAAGTCAGCTAGGACTTTACTAGTAGGCACTACATCTACAGAGTTCGCCGTGGATATGGCAGCGGGGACAGCACTACCACAAACTAGGGAAGGTGGAGCATCTATACAGGCTTCATCTGCTGATAACTTTATTTACTATGTATCAAGAGATAGGAAGTCTATACACGAGATTGGTTACTCGAATGATAATGGTTCTTTCATTTCTAGGAATATTACTACTCTTTCAGACGATCTAATAGGCAGTTCTAGGATAAAGAAATTAACTTGGTATGCACCTTCTAATACTTTATATTTCATGACTGATGATAATAAATTATACTCAGTAACTCTCCACAGATCAGCACAGGTTACAGGATTTAGTTCTGTACCAGTAGAAGGTAATGTAGTTGATTTCTATGTAGAGAAAGAATTATCCGGTGACGATACTTTAAACGTAATCACAGACAAGATTGACCTTGTTGGCTATGTAGCACCAAGTGGTGTGGGTATGCAGGTGTTACGTCTGACTGATAAGGAAGCTTTCGATCACTACTTAGACTATTCTGAATTAACTATAGAGGGAGGAACTCCGGGTGAGTATCCTACTTCATACGCAGCTAGTACAGTGGTAACAGCTATCGACGTAACTACTGGTACTGTCTACAAGGATTTAACTGTAGATGGTTCAGGTAATGTTATTCCGGGTGTCGAAGGAGCTACGTTACTGGTAGGACTACAGTACACATCTAGGCTAATCACTCTTAATTTAGAGGTAGGGCCTAATCCACTCTTGAATAGTCAGGGCGATATAAATAGAATAGATCGTGTTACACTTAAACTATATAAGACGAAGACAGGGACTTATGGTTCTGTTGGTTCGTCACTATATGATTTTGAATTAGAAGACCCTACTGTAGAGTTCTCTGGTAATGTTCAAGTGGACTTACCTCAGTCACCAGATGATGAGAACTTTGTAATAGTGGAAACAGATGAGCCTCTCCCGATGAACATACTAGGTATGGTTATGAGAGGGTCTAATAACGGAGGTTAATATGGCACCAGGTCTAGCCCTATTTGCAGCAGGTTCAGCCCTCAGTGTATTTGGGAAGATACAAGCTAACAAAGCTCAAGCGGAAGCTGAGAGACAGAACGCCTTATGGTTGGATGAGCAAGCTGAGTTTGCTGCGGCAGCCTCTCAACGTGAGCAAGACATATTTGCACGTCAGTCTGAACTACAGATAGGTGAGCAGATGGCCGGACTTGGAGCATCAGGCTTTGAGATTTCTGGTACTGCTATTGATATACTTAACGACAGTTTTAGAGCAGGAAGCAGCGTTGAAAGCACATGCAGCTAGAGCTAATGCAGCGAGATTAACAGACCCTACAACTAACTTCTTACAAGCCGGTGGGACTATCCTATCTGGTTCGGCAAGCTTAATATAGGATAACTATGGCAACGATACCATCATTCAAAGAGAGTCAAAGATTAGCTCCTTCAAACCCTACAGGATTCCAATCATCGTCAGCAGCGAGGATAGGCGGGTAGAGGTGTATCAGCAGTTGGTTCTAAGTTACATCAACTAGAGCAGAGGCAAGCTAGAGCAGAGAAGACTTTAGCACAAGCTGATTTCAAACAGGCTATGACTAGAAAACTCCAAGATTTAAATGAACAACTAAGTCAGAGAGGTGGGTCAGGAGCAGATGATAAAGAGTTCTATGATAGGAAGTCTGCTGATGTACTTAACTCTGTACTTAAAGAGTACGATAAGAAGTACGGTGGTAAGTATGGTACTGAGTTTAATATAACTGGTAACGGGCTAATCAATGGTGTACGCCAAGGTGTTATTGCTAACGGATTAACTAAGCAGAAGAACTTCATTGCTCAAGGAATTGAAGCTACAACTAGTAAGTTGAACGGACAGGCTTTCACTAGCCCCGAAGCTATTGATGAGATAGTTACAGACTACACATCAACTGTTGGTGGGATCATGGCCGACACAGGAGCCTCACAGGATACAACTACTAAAGCTGTATTCGCAGGGCATAGACCGCTGATTGACTCAGCTATTGAAGGACATATCCAGAAGGGGAACTACGATCAAGCTGTGGACTTGTTAATCAATAAGTATAGTCACCTATACAATACAGAAGATCAGAACAAAGCTTTAAAGAATATTAGAGATAGGAAGCTCCAAGCTATATCTACTAGACGGAAAGAGGAAGATAGGATACAGAAACAATTAGATGCAAATACTAAGCAGACTCAAGTTGAGAACGCAGCTAACGCTTACTCTGCTTTAGCTAAAACTGAAGATCCTAAAGTAATCGCTAAGATCAAAGATGAGATTATAGAGATGGGTAAGGAAGGTAGTGTAGCATACTCGGCGTTTGGTGGACTACTAAACTTTGCAGATGATAGGTTTAAGGAGATAGTAACTACAAGTAGTTACTCTATATCTGAGAAAGTGTATAACGCAAAAACCCCTGCTGATCTAGACAAGGTTAGAGAATCTCTTAATCAGTTGGTACATACAAAAAACATAGATGCTAAAACAGCAGAGAGATGGGAAAGAACTATTCACCAATTAAAGAAGACTAGGATAGGGAAACCATTAGCGACAGCAGAGGCTAAGATATATTTCGATAAGCTCCAAGAGTTCACTAAACCTATGGGAATGATTGAGAAGATGATGGATAACATCAACGGTCAGATTGCTTTAAAGAAAAAAGTACAGACAGAAGCTCAGTATAAATTCGCAGTGTTGAATGGGACAAGCCCTGAGCTAGCCTACGCTGTGGCAGTTCGTGACAACTATCCGGGATTTGAATCAATTGAACTGTTTCCGGGATATAATAAAGTGCCTAAGAACAGTCAAGAGATACATGAGTTTGTCCAGTGGGGGAGAACATCACTACCTGACAGTAAAGTTCCGGTATTTAGCTCGTATTTAGGTGAACTAGAAAATGCCTTGTCAAGAGAGCATACAATTCAAAGACTTAAATCTTTAAGTGTAGAAGCTGCGGCAGAGAAGAATATACAAGTTATAGAAGATTTTCTAGACTTAGATGAATTAACAAAACCAAGAGGTAATCAGCTCCCTCTAATATTCAGGAGATAATATGGCCATCACTGTACCAGAGTCGAATAATACACTACCTCCAGTAGAGGCTGTAGAGCCAGAGATAGAACAGCCTACATTAGAGATAGAAGAACCTTCATTCAAGCCTAGAAGAGATGTAGCTAACACATCTAATCCTTGGGAAAACATTGATAAGAAGTACGGTCTAGGTAAGTATGATGCCGAAGCTAAGAAGAAGATTGACGACGACTTTAAGATCAAGATGCGTAATGAACTCTTAACAAAGATGGTTGAAGCTCAGAGCTTACCAGTTAAGGGAGCTTTACAGTTTGGTTCATTGATAACTACAAGTTTAGAAGACCTATATAATACAGGAGTTGACGTAATCAACTTCGCAGATAAAACCTTTGGTGATGGAAAGAACCTAGCCAAGAGATCACATGCTATGGCATCACTAGCTCCACAAGGAACTGGTTGGGAAATCTCAAGAGAGATCGGTAAGTTCATGGTAGGTTACTCAGGAATCCTTAAGGGAATCCAAGCTATCTCTAACCCTGCAACAAGAGCAGGTATTAAAGGTTCACAAGCTGTAGCCGGTGCTACTACTGAGTTCCTATTAGCTAAGCCAGAGTTGGAGACATTAACTGAATCATTCGTAAAGAATGTGCCATTCATCGGTGACGATGTATATGCTTGGTTAAATGACCCAGAGGATACAGGATTAGAGGCTAGAGCTAAAGCATCTATCCTTGGTGTAGCCCAAGGTGAGATGGCTGAGCTAATGTTCAAAGGTATTAAGATGGTAGCAGGGCTTAGGAAAGCTCAGAAGTCTATTGATGAAGCATCTGCCACTCCTGTAGCTAAAGAGGGTAGGAAAGCTCAGAAGTCTATTGATGAAGCATCTGCCACTCCTGTAGCTAAAGAGGGTGCAGAAGAGGCTTTTATCCCTACGTCTGCTGATATTACATCAGCTAAGAACGTAGCAAGGAATAAGAAAGGTGGAGTAAACGAAGCTAGATTCTTAGATGTAGAGGGGAACCCTGCTTCAATTAACTTAACTAAGTTTGATACTACTGATGACTTAAGAAAAACTATTTCAGCAATGGTTAAAGAAAGCCCAGAGGATTTCGGAGCTAGGAAATATACAACATCAGAAGTTGCAGAGATAGCCGACAGCCTTGGTATGACTGTGGCAGATGTTAATGCTTGGTCAAGAGAGACAGGGTTACATATCGGACAGATCAAAGCTTCTGCCCATATTGCTTTAGATGCTACTGATGCCTTTGCTACTACAGCTAAGAGACATGCAGAAGGATTAGCAACTGATGAGGAACTAGCTATAGTTTATTCTAAGGCTGCTTCACTTGTGTCTAAGTCAACAGATATGAAGAGTATGGCAGGTTTGCTTTTAAAAGAAGCTGACATTCCTGTAGCTAAAGGTAAGCTTACTCCACAACGAATTAAAGAAATGACTAAAGTATTTGGTGACGATGCTAAGGCAGCAGCTAAAGCTTTAAATAATTCAGGGCTTAGTAACAATGTTGTTATGAAAGCGTTTAGGAAAATACCAATAGGTAAACTAGCTGACCGTATCACTAACATGAGACACGCTTCTAACTTATCTAACCCTGCAACACACGCACGTAACATACTTGGTGGTTTCACTAACACAGCCTTAAGGCCGGGTGAAACATTAGTAGCAGCAACATTAAACGCTATTGAGAAGAATCCAAGGGGGGTTAATTTCAGTGATGCATACCACGAACTAGCAGGTATGGCTCACGGATTTATGGATGCTATAAGTATCACGGGTCAGAAATTAAGAGGGAAAGAAGCTAAGTTTATGGGTGTTGATCCTAACAAAGCTAAGGTATTCCAAGCAGGTATAGATGCACAGAACCTACCATCTGGTAAGGTTGGTCAGGCATTTGATTTCATGGACAAGCAGATCGTCCAAGGAAAGTTTGTTGGTGATGCTCTAAGGTTTGAGGATAACTTTGTTAAGCATGTAAACGCTATGATGACTCTACGTAAGGAAGCTTATAGAAAAGCTAAGTTTATGAAGGGCGCATCAGCTGATGAAAAGGTAGCAGCTGTCGCTAAGGAGATGGCAGACCCATCAGCAGCTACTCTCAAGAAGATGTATAAGGATGCTGAATATGTAACCCTGACTAACGACCTATCACAAGGTATTGCTAAGTCATTAGCTGATGTTAGTACGGGGACAACTATTGGTAAGCTTGTAGCTCCATACGCTAAGGTAAACTTAAATGCAATGATGTATAAGTTTGAGCGGATTCCGGGGATCAACCTATTACTGAAAGATGTTAGAGCTAACTTGAACCATAGGGTCAACATTGACCCTGTAGTTAGACAAACTCAGGTAGGACGCATGGCCTTCGCTTCGACTACTATGACAGCTCTTGGAGCCTACCTTCACCAATCAGATGCAATCATTGGATCAGGGCCGAAGGATTCTAGGAAGTACAAGATGTTTGAGCAAGCAGGTTACCAGAGGAATTCTATAAAAGTTGGTGACAGTTGGATAGAGTTCCGTAGGGAAACTCCGCTAGGTGGCTTACTTGGTTTAATCGCTGATGGTGCTGACTTAATAGATATGGTTAATGGGGACAATGAGCAGTATGTGAATGACTCTGCGGCTGTGGCTGTGGCATTAGTAGCTCAATTATATAACCCTGAATACTTAACATCTGTAGTTAGTGACCTGTTCAAAGCAATGGCAGACAACGATGTTAAATCAGCACAGGCATTAATGAAAGCGAGTGTATCTGTTGGTACACAGTTCGTTCCATGGTCTGGTGCTGCTAGACAATACACTAGACAAATGACTGAGGAAGGTAGAGTTAAGCGTGAAGTGTTTGACCCTACATCAGTTATAAATACATTTATGAATAGGGTTCAAGATGTATATGCGCCGGCTAGTTTAGCGGTTAAGCGTAACATTCTTGGTGACCCAATAATGCATAAGACAGGATTAGGGCCTGACGTAGTATCTCCATTTGGTGTTACTAAAGAGATCAATGATCCAGTAATCCAAGAGCTTGCTAAGTTATCAGGAGCAGATCATATCCTTGACCCTGACCGTAAGATCAAAGTAGGTGAGACAGAGTTTAGAAGTGAAGACGACTTCATCGATATTCTAATGCCACAGAAGTCTATCCGTGTTGCTAAGGGTGGTGTCTCTATGATGCGTAACCTCCGATTAGAAGAGTATGAGCAATTGGTACTACTTTCATCAGGTAATTATGAGGGAGGAATACCTCTTAAAGATACCTTGAAAGTGCTGTTCAAAGGTAGTGAATACAAGGCTCTATCTCAGAAAGCTAAGGGAAGTCTAGTTAAAGAGATGATAGCTGAATACCATAAAACAGGTCGTGAGATGTTCCAAGGTAAGTTCATTGATGAAGAAGAAATTAAAGCAGGACTTAAGAAAGCATCTCAGCCTTTTATAAAATAAGATAAGTTGCAGGGGGAGCAATCCCCTGTTACTCTATATACTAAGTTATTAACACAGAAGCCCAATAAGGAGTCGAGTAATGACAGCTTCACCTAAAGGTTTTCCGATCGAGGGAAGACAAGATAAAGATCAAGAACAATTCAGACAATTAAAAGCAAAACACTCAACTGTTGTACCAAAAGGTGTTAATCGTAGAGGTTTAGACGTTGTAACTGGTGGATTCTACGAGGTGGCTACTGCTGCTGTAGTTGAAGCGGGTTCAGACGATAACTTAATTGTAATCACAGGCCACGGCGCAAATCGTGGTGACTTAATCCGTATTATGACTACCGCTAATGGTATAGAAGAATACGAAATGTTCGTAGGCGAAGTTGTTGATGCCAATAACTTTACACTAGCAGGTGCTACATCTGCTCAGTTCGCAGCAGGGGATACGATTGATATTCTCAGATTCGTTACAGAGAAACTAGCGCAAGATGGTTCATCTCTAGCAACAATAGTATCACCTCCTATTCAATTTATGTTGGATTCTGTAGCCACTACAGTTAATGAGGACACAGTAACTCCGGCTAACAATGCGCCACTACCGGTGAAATTAACTGGCGTAACTGGTGACGTAAACATCACAGCAGGTGACCTAAACGTACAGACATCACATGCAGGTGCTTCACATGATTCGATGAGAATCGGTGACGGTACTAACCTAATGGCAGTAAACGCTGCACTGGAAGCAACGGTTAGAGATGGAGATGCAATAACGGAATTGCAATCTATTTTAGCAAAGATTATTGCCGCTCCTTCTACAGAAACTAAACAGGATGACGTTATAACAGCTCTCGGTGACTTGCTTACAGAGTTACAGCTTAAGGCTGACTTAACAGAGACTCAACCTGTATCAATAGCAACATCACCACTACCTACAGGAGCAGCAACAGAGGTAACCCTTGCAGCCTTATTAGCAGCAGCAGCTACAGAGACAACTCTATCAAATATGAATACAGCCGTAGCTAAGGAGACGACTCTAGCAGCTACTAACACAGCTCTCGGTAACTTACTTACAGAGTTACAGCTTAAGGCTGACTTAACAGAGACTCAACCAGTATCAGCGGCTACTTTACCACTACCTACAGGTGCAGCGACAGAGGCTACATTACTAGCTCAGTCAGCTAAACTACCTGCTGTAATTGGTAAACAAGCAAGTGCAGGTTCATTATCAGTAACAATCTCTAATGATGAAGGTTCGCTTCCGGGTTCAGCTTTCGCAGTTAAGACGTTTGTTAATCACGATATATCAGCAGGGAATATTACCAACGCTGCGTACACAGAACTTATTGCCAATGTTGGTACGGATGCTCTAACACAGCTAAAGATATTTATGTCGTCAGGTACGCCACTATTACTAGCTATCGGAGCTGCTGCTTCTGAGGTTGATACTTGTATCATACCACCCGGTGGATTTGCTGACGGTAGAATTGATATAGCTATACCTGCTGGATCAAGATTGTCTGTTAAATCTTTAGGCGGTACGGTAACATCTGGTAATATAATCATTAACGGAATGGGGTAAGAAATGAAAAGATTTTTAGCAGCACTCCTAGTAGTTATAACTCTTGCAGCTCAGGCTCAGTGGTATGACTTTATAGGACAATTACAGTTTGACGTGAACACAAGCACTCCTACTTATTCTAAAGGTATGATGTTCTACAATAGTGACTCAGAAGCACTAAGTTACTGGTCAGATGATTTAGATGACCTCATGAACCTACCAGATGTAAGTATTCCATACAGAAACTTTATGTCTAACTCGTTAGGTGATGCGAGGTTCAACGCTGATACATCTAAGTTTACTACTGGTAATAATGCTACATTTGATAACGGAGGTACAATCACTGGTACACTGGCTATTGATACTACAGCAGCAGATCAGTTAGACGGTACTAAGGTATTTAAATACTCAAACGTAACGGTAAATGATTGGATTTCTTTTAAGGAAATAAGCTTACCTAATGTAATTACTAAGTCTGATATGACTGTGCATTACAACTTAAGATATGCTTACGATGGGCTAGATTCTGATCTACAGGTTAGAATTAAATGTACCACGTCTGGTGTTATGTTACTTGACGATACTAATGGTCAACCAGAGGTTCCAGTAGAGTCTAATAAGTTGATCGGTTCTATCGTAGTACCAAAGGACTGTTTAAATATTAAGTTTGGTTTCCAAGTAATGGCGACTAACGCCTCTTCGGAGTTATTCTTTGATGAATTTGCTATCAATGATGACAACAAGGTTGCGAATGTTTCTAAGTCTGAAACGATAACATACACTGGGTATACTAGTAGGACTGGTAGTGGGTTTATCAAGCTCGGAACTTTGATTAAAAATGAAGGAAGCAGTTTGCTTAGTACAGACAACACAACTCATGCAATATTTACAGCATTGAAACCTATACACATAGTCGCCAACGCAGGTGTCGCGCGAGGGGGTTCGACCAGTGGGATGAACTCACAAATTAGGGTTTATAATTCTGCTGGAACATTACTACATTACACAGAAGCCTATACTGAGGATTTACGACATGTTACACTCGGCTTAACTTATAGCCTTAATGTCGGTGATTATGTTCTACTCCACACTGACGACCCGTTGCAAAACTTACCCGAGACAAATTTTTCCATAACGGCAACAGGGTACTCAGAGCATGTTGTTGCTAGCGACTCTATAACAGATACAGATATAATCGTTGAAGGTGCAGGAAATTCAAACCAATCGCTAACAGCAGATGTTACGGACATCCCTTTTACCGAAATTTTAGATTCAGATAATGCTTGGGACGGTTCTAAATTTACTGCACCTAAGTCTGGTATCTATAACTTCTCTGGTTCTGTATATACAGCTGTATCCACAGATGCAAGGTTGAATTTTTACGTTGATGGTGTGAGTAAAGGAACGATTCATGAGCTTAATAAACAAACTAGACCCTTTTCACACACTGCATATTTAGAGGAAGGGGAAGAATTATCCTTAAGATTAAACGTATCAATGTCGTTACAATCAGTAAGTACATCATTGCACTATATAAATATAACCAAGCAAGCAACTATTTCAGAGGCTGATGTAGTAGGTCTAATATCTCCAAAGAATACTTGTTGGATTAAGGATATTAGGGATAGCGGTCAAAACGGGGGTGCTTCTTCAGCAGGGATTAATGTTAGATGGTTTGACTCTACAGCACTAAGTGGTGATTGTAGTTTCTTAACTAAGGGTGCATTAACAAGCAATACGGATTTTGTTAGTAATTTCTACTATGATGATTTCACTCTTGATGTAGGGGAATATGAGATATCGGCAAATGCCCCAGCAGTTGACTCAGGATCACATCAAATAGCTTTCTATGATCTAACCAACAGTGCTTATATTACAGACCTAGTTGGTATGTCCTCTTATAGTACTACCGTTGTAGCGCAGACTAACGCAACAATATCGGGTAGCCTAACAATCGCAGCACCAACTCAGTTTGAATTAAGGCATTTTATAGACAATGCAAAGGCTTCCGATGGTCTAGGTATTCAGACTACTAATAGGGTAGGTAATAGTATACCTTTTGAAGCCTACACTACAGTCAAAATCGTAAAGGTTAAGTAATGGACGATATAACTAAAATGATCTTAACAGAGATTAAAGAAAATAGAAAAGAAGTGAGCAGGTTACGTGAAGACGTAACCTCTCTTAAAGTTAAATTTGGAATGATAGCGGTGATCTTTGGATTCCTTGGTGGATTTATTAAGCCTGCTATAATGTTCTTTGGAGGTAAGTCCTAATGTCATCAACTACAATGATTGAATTTGATTCAGCCGATCAGAATCTTTTCGCACATAATACTGCTGAGGTATTAATAGACGTCTCTGGGGCTACGCTTAAACCTTTCCCACTAGAGACTGACGAAATGTATATGGCAACAGCAGAGGTTTCTGCTAATGCTGATAGGGCTATTGGTACTCCTACCAATTACTTTAATGTTAATGCTTTCTGGGATTCTACTAATAAGCTTTTTGATCTTACAGACACGACAGCAGGTTCTGCACTATCTTTGAATGACGACTCTGGTAGGGATGGTGTTACACCGCTAACCCCTACAGCTCATTTTAATTTTGGTGAGATAGGTACTGTTAGAGCTAAGATTACCTTACCTTATAACGGCTCTCCCTCTACTGATAACTTTATATTTTCTACTGGCGGTTCTACTACACTGGCAGGGTTTGGTTCTTTGATAACACTTAGACATAGTTCGGCAGGGTCTTTAATCCTGAGTACAAGAAACTCAGGGGGTGGGGGTGAAATAGTCGCTACACTAGGTTCTTACGTTGCAGTAGCAGGGGAAACCGTAGAATGGGAATTTAGTATTAACTCAACAGTAGGTACATGTGAACTGTATTTAGATGGTGTCCTATTCGGTTCAGGTAGTGTAAGACTAGGAGCTAACCCTAGAGACTACTTCTACTTTGGCGCAGATTATACTGGTGCTTTTACTAGTGAATTATCTGTAGAGGATATCCAAATCTTTAACGAGATTCAACATACCTCAAACTTTACAGGAGAAATACCTAGGGCCGTAAATATCTACCCTTCCGAATCTAGGATTGTCCCATCGGAAACTATTACAGCGGAAGGTATAGTATCTTTTGCAGACAATTCAAATACCCCATCAGATTCAGCAATACGTTACCAATTAAAAATAGAGAGTACTTTCTATTATTTAGTTGGTGGGGTGGTCACCGTTTCTGACGGTACGTACGCTCAATCTACAAGCCTAGCTGATTGGAATGCTAACGTAGATGCAGTCACTACTTTTATCGCATCAGGGGCTAAGGTTACAATGATTCCAGTGCTTCAATCAGGGGTAAAGCAGACCTTTAACCCATCTTTAGTATCTACTACTATAGTATATGACTTTTTTGCTTTTCCTACATCTTGTACTGAGTGCACTTTATACGGTTTCATTAAGGATAATTGTAGAGATGTGGTATCTGGCACTGTTAGGGTCTATACTAAGAAACCTATACCTACTCAGGGTAACATTATATCCATTGACGATACTGTAAATATAAGATTTGACGTAGTTGGTAATGAGGGATTCTTCGAGATGCCTTTAGTCATACCGAACTACTCTAAGATAACATCTACGGAAGCAATATCCAACGGTAGGTCTGATACTTATAAATACGAGATGAAATGGGTAGATTCTGATGGTAAGAATTGGAGTAAGAAGGGTAACTTACTTATCCCTAATGCAACTTCAGCAATATTTAACGATGTGGTGGTGAGATAATGTGGAAATGGGTTAAAAGTTTATTTAAAAAGAAGGAAACTAAAACCCCTGTGAAGACTTCGGTTGACACAGGGACAGTCAATAGTATGGATTTAAAACACTATACTGTGGCTGAAGGTTTGCTTGGTACTGAGGAGATTAAAGGTGCGAAGCATAACTCCAAGATACAGCAGATGTATAAGAAAGCTGTCGGTTGGATTGAACCAGATGAGACTCCATGGTGTGCGGCCTTCGCTAACTACTGCTTAGAGACAGCAGGTATTAAAGGGACTAAGAGCTTAGCGGCTCGTAGCTTCCTTAAGTTCGGAGCATCGGTAATAGATTTAGCTCCGGTCAAGGGTGATATCCTAGTCTTCTGGCGTGGTAGTAAGAATAGTTGGAAGGGGCATGTTGGATTCTATGCAGGGGAAACAGAGACTCACTACATAGTTCTTGGCGGTAACCAGAACAATATGGTTTGCTTTAAGGAGTATCCAAAGTCAAGGCTTCTTGATAGGCGTAGAGTTTTCTTGGAAGATGTGAACACTACAATCCCTAAGCCTCCAAAGATTAAGGGTTGGTTGGACAGCTACGATGATATAATCATTAATGGTATTGAGAACTACCTTGGTAACCTTAAGAACTATAGGGAAGATAAACATTTCTGGTGTGCTTTCTTTAGGGCCCTAGCTGCTTCAGAATCGGGGCTTGACCCATTCGATACTTATTGGGAGAAAAGTCTAGGAAAACCAAAGGGTTACGATCCAGTGACAGGTACTAAATACTTATCCGAGGGATTACTTCAACTATCTTATTCAGATCACGAATACTATGGGTGTGATTTTAATTGGGAAGCTGATAAGAATAAACATGAATCAGATACTAGCAAGACAATCTTTGATCCACAGAAGAACTTAGAATGTGGTATGATTATACTAGACAAGTTGGTAGCCAAGCATGGTAGACTATTATTTAATAGCGGTCACTATTGGGCTGTGTTGAAACCTAAAAACAAAAGACATAAAGATTTTCTGTACTATTGGAATATGTATAAGAAACTTTATAATGTTCGGGAGGAACTATGAACAAAGACGAAGTATTAGTAAAAATTAAAGAGATGTTAAAAGAAGAAGGTAAAGAGCATTTAATCGAATTTGCAGAAGATATGGCAAGACTTGGTTGGAAAGCAGCTAAGATCGTAGTTGACGCTTCTGAGAATAAGATTGATGACTTAGTAGTAGCATCTATTGACGGTGTTGTTCTTGACCTAATTGATAAGATTGATGGAAAAGAAGCATAGTTTAAAACACATTGCTTGGAGCTTGCTGAGAAGTAAGCTCCTCAGTCTCATCCTTAAGTCTGTCACAGGGCCATACGGATGGGTTGTTAAGTGGTTAGCTCCTGTTCTATTAGACAGGATATTAAAACCACTGTATCTAAAGTCATCTCAAAAGATGAACAAGATAATTAATAAAGTAAAAGCTAAGAAGAAAGTTAGGAGAATGAATGATGCTGAAACTGCTGATGATTACCTTAACACTCTTAATAAGTAGTTGCCAATTTGGTAACATCTCTTTACCCGAAACAGGTATCCAAGATTTATACACTATATTTATTGACGAAGAAGATGGAGCGCATTGCTTCGTAGCAGAGTATGACTTCGATACAGGGGAGCGTGTATCTGATTTCGTTAAGACTAGTTTAATAAACTGTAGTAAAATTCATGGTGTGAAACATGACGTATTCTATGGTACTATTGAACCAAACATAAGAGAGTTATCAGAGATTTGTGCTGATAGTGAATACTGTAATTAGCCAACAATAACAAGGAAGTTATTAGGTGAAAAAATACAAGACGATATTGTGTATATCTGATCTACACTTTCCTTACTCACATAAGGATTCCCTTAAGTTCCTAGCTGCAATTAAAAAGAAATACAGACCAGATAAAGTGGTATGCCTTGGTGATGAACTAGACTACCATGCTATGTCCTTCCATGATTCTGACCCTGACTTAGATAGTGCAGGTAAGGAGCTACAGAAAGGGTTAGCTCACATGCAAGGTTTATTCAGTTTATTTCCTGAGTGTGACGTATTAGAATCTAACCATGGGAGCATGAGCTATAGAAAAGCCAAGCACCATGGGATGCCTCGTCACTTACTTAAGAGTTACAAGGAAGTATTAGACGCCCCGAAGGAATGGAACTGGCATCCTTCTTTAACATTAAAGATGAGTAATGGTAACAAGGTTACGTTTGCCCACGGCCGTAGAAAAAATGTAATAGCGGAAGCTCAGTGTCGTGGTCATTCTTTTGTACAAGGTCACCACCACTCACAAGCTGATGTTCGCTTCTATTCGATAAAGAACAAGGTTCACTTTGGTATGACTGTTGGTTGTAGTATTGATAACAATAGCTACGCTTACGCATACAATAAGAACTTCACAGTAGAACCGATCATATCACATGGTATAATCATAGACGGTGTAGCAAGGATACTACCTATGCCGCTAACATCATCAGGAAGATGGAATGGCAAAACTCCCTAGATTTAAGAAGCGTCAATTATATAGAATAAGATTTATAGATCATGCTATTGGTGATGATACTGTAGTGTGTGAGTTATGTGGTTGGTTCCTACGATCATCCAAGACTAGTGTTACCTTTACTTGGTGGCTAGTGGATACAGAAGATGAGGCTACCTTCCTTGGTAACCTCGAAGAAGTGAGCTTAGCTAAAGGAGCTATTGTATCTTGTGTGCCAGTAAAGAGAGAAGAGTAAATATCTCATCTTCATTCTCAGGATAGACTAGAGCAGAGAACCCATTGGCTCTGCTAATCTTATTAAGGAAATGCTTCTGCAATACAATCCTTCCTGTATTCTTACTGGCTTCTCTCAAGGAACGCTTAAGCTCCAATGCTACGAACTTACCGTTGACACAGCCAATGATGTCAGAGATTCCCCTGATTGACCCTGCCTCCTTCACGAAGAAGATTGAATTTGGTAACTCATCTAATCTCTTTTTAAACTTACGTTGAAACTTAGATTCTAAATCAGTGTGTGTCATACCATGTCTCCCCGTGAACTGCTTCACCTTCCATCTTAATATTGTAATTGAAATACTCACCTGCTCTTTCCATAGATTGTTCCAGTATTTCTTTAGTCTTATCAACATCAGCATCAGCTACTTCCAATTGAAGTTCATCGTGTACGTGAAGTACAAGCTTGGCATTAAGCCCTAGCTTACGAATCTTCCTCATAGCTATAACTGTTGCCTTCTTCATGAAGACAGCGCCAGCTCCCTGTAATAGAACATTGAGCGCAACATGATCGGAATGGACGTACAACCTACGACCGTCCAGACCAACAAGGTATCCCCTCGCTTTAGCTGTAGCTTTAACAGCTGCAACCAAGTTCCTAAGTGCAGGGATTCGTGCCATAAACTGTGATCGTAGTTTGGTTCCTTCGATCTTTTGACGTGCTTCGCTAACGTTCGGGAGTACGATGCTTCCAAGTTTTGCATCCCCTGCTCCATAATTGTGAGAGTAAATAAAAGTTTTGGCTGCATCTCTAGTAGGGAGTCCAGCTGCTTTTTGGTTTTCGGTGTGTATTTCTCCATTTAAAATAACCTCCGCATATTTTCCGCCATCATATCTAAACATATAGTGAGCCAAGTTCCTAAGCTCCAACCCACTAGCATCACAACCCACAATGGAATGACCGATGTTAGCCCGAAAAAGACTACGAGATTCTTTCCCTTTATAACTGCGAGGTGTAGGTATCTGCCCGAGATTAGGCGAACTGTGAGTGCAACGACCAGTAACAGCCCCATTGTGATTAATGTATCCATGTATTCTCCCATTCTTGCATAGCTTTAACCATGCTGCTTGACCAGTGGAACACTGACCTAATAGTTTCTTCACGTCATAATACTCAGCTATAATCTTAGCCTCTGGATATGGTAACCCTTTAAGTACATCTGCGTCTACTTTTGGATTCCCTTTATCGGTAAGGATAGTTGGACGCCACTTGTATTTTTCTTTGAACAGTCTGACAACTTGCTGTCTTGATCCGGGGTTGAAGGGCGTTTTCTTGACCTTCGTGAACGGAACTCCTTTAACATAATTTCTAGTGCGGTTATTAACTTTTGGTATAAATATGGTTCTGTCCTCAAAGGCTGGTATCCCGTCCGTAATCTCTCGTCGTAGCTTCGCCTCTTCATGTATCAACCCTGCCTCTAGTACCCTCGCTTTCTCTGTATCGAAGGGGGCACCTGTTTTCATCATTAGCTCTAGCTCATAAGCGAACTCATGCTCTAACTTAATGGCCTCATCTGATGGCCGTGACTTAGCTAGGAACTCTATTAGTTTATAATTAACCTCAACGTCTTGGATACAATACTTGTGCATTGCCACTGACCAAAACTCCCAACCATTCTGCTTACCGAAGTCACCCTTCGGGCACTTCAATCTCTGTCCCCATTCTTCTAATGAGTGACGTTGCATATCATGAACATGCTGTAAGCGTGATAGGATTAGGGTATCCATTGTCTTACCAAGCCATGTCCAGTCAGGAAATACCTTTCTAATGGCCGGTAAATCAAAAGCCTGTATGTTGTGGCCCCATAATTCATCAGCCGTTGAGAGTAATCCTAGACCTTCTAGGATGCCCCCTGACTTGTATTGGTAATCATGGTCAGTGAAGTTATAGCTCCTACCAGTGTCGATATCTTTGGCGGCTATGCAGTGTATCTTAGTAAGGACATTGAGGAACCCATCGGTTTCAATATCGAATACTAATCTCATTACTGTTCCAGTTGTTTCAGTTGTTCTATTACTGAGGTAGTGAATTTTTGATTATCATCACCATATCTACCAGTGCCTATAGCAATACCAGTATCATCAGGTGCGTACTTAGTTTTACTGAATACAGGAGGTTCAGCACACAATGTGAACTTAATCTCTGTACCATCTACCAGTACCTTACCGCAGTTTACAGCTCTAACTTTATTATTCTTAGCTTCCTCTATTATATCTACAACACTATGTAGAATACCTTCTCTGAAATCCATATTCTTCTCCATGAAAAAGCCCCCGATTAAGGGGGCCGTTAATTAGAACTGTGGTTTAACTTCTGTTGCTTGAGGTTTTGTTTCCATTACGTCAGAGTTGTCTGCTTTAGCATCACCTGATTGTACTGCTTTGAACCACTCTAAACACTTCTCCATCTCTTCCATGTTAGTATCTCTAACAGTAGAAGTTTTAAGTACAGCGTATGTACCTTTGTCATTAGAAATCTTGTCACCAGATATTCCTATCACCTTGGCACAAGGAGCTTTACCTGCTGCCCTGTTCTTAACATACATCTGTGTCATAAGCTCTCTACCTGATCTCATAGATGAACCTTTGAAGGCTACGATTACTGGTAGTCCAGTATCCTTCGGATCTAGGCAGTAGAAGTTGAAGCATCTTTCGTTTTTAAATTTACCTTGAGCTGTGTCCTCTTCCCATTGCTTGTTCTCATTCATAGGAGTGATTGGTTCAACCTTATCAAACTCAAACTTAGCACCGTTCCACTTAGAGATAATCCAGATTTTTTCTACATAGAATGGGATTAATTCTATTGGAGCCTCAGCAATGTTACCTATCACTTCATTAGTTAATGAATCTACGAAGTCACCAAACTTAGCGGCTCCGTCTGTCACTAATGCTGAACCGGGTTGCATTACTCTAATCTTAGGGATGATAACATCGTTAGATGATACAGGTGAATCGCCAAACATATCCATCATAGCTGCTGAGTCTGCTGCTGAGATTTCATTTGCTTCTGCTTTTACTACTTCATTCTTCTTAGTCATTGTTCTTACTCCTGTTATTTAACCACCATTATTGGTGAGTTATTATTTTGTTATGGTACTACTTGTCCTATCTTTCTCGAACTCTCTATACCACTCGTATAGTTCTTTGCATTTATGTGACGACTTTGCGGCTTTAGCTAGAATTTCTTTCAACTTCTCGTTTTCTTCTTTAAGTTTTCTATATTCGTCTAAATGTATATAGTGCTTAACATTAACAAGTGGTTCATCTTTAACTTCAGACAACGCTTCTACTTTATATTGTGGCCCAGTCATGCCTCCTAAAAACCTATTCATCTTTTTTATCTCCTACAGTATTCTTAGTTCTATTTCCTAAACGATAGTGTATGCACTACTTCACCCTGACCTAGCCCCGGAATCTCAAAGGTATCAGCCGTTCCTTCTTCCTTAGCTTCTTGGAAAGCATCATTGAATATCTTGTTAAGTGTATTGGCATTAACACTCATCAGTGCGGTAGCTCCGATGTCGCCATGCTTACTCTTCAACCATTCAAACAACGCTTGCTTAGACTCTACATCTTTAGGTGTTGTTACTTTTAATTTCTCATTAAGTGATGCTGTACCATGACCATCTACTTGGTACTTAGATTTGCCAGTGGCTTTAAGCATCTCCATTAGAACATACTTCTTTTCTTCCATCAACCCATGCTTAGCATTGGACTCAGACTTAGCCTCATCATACTCACGCTTCGCTTCATGGAACTCAATCAGAGCATCATCCATCTGTTGTGTTGTTATCTCTGTGTCTACTGTGTCAAACTCATTCGCCTCAATCATCTCTTTCTCCTTACTAGGTCAATGACCTGTTTACTAACATCGTTCTTATTTATCAGAGCCTCAAGTACCAGTTCGTCTACTGTGTCCTTGGAAGCTAAATCAATCTTAACTATCTGCTCATGTATCTGTGACCCACCTCTATGGTTACGTGCCTCAGACTGTAGCTCCTCACCTAATGAGAAGTTTCTAGAATATACAATAGAATAAGCAGCAGCGACGAGGTTAATACCAATACCCCCAGCTCTCCTATTGGCAATGACCACGGAGTCATCCCCTTTGTTAAACTCATCCATTGCTTTTTGTTTGTCTTCAAGCTTCTGCTCCCCTGTTATAAAGCCATGCTTAATACCTAGTTCAGTACATATACGACTCAGTTGTTTATAGTTATGTTTAAATGAACACCACAGTATTACCTTATTCTTACCATCAACCACTAATTCCTGTAGTAGTTCCTTGGTAACGTCAAGTCTTGGGTTCTTGGTAATCTCAATCACCTCACCTTCCTCTGTCTGTAGGAAACCTGATGCAATCTGCTGTAGTCTTAATGCTTTGGTAACTGCTAACTGTGCAACCACTGCCGCTGACTCCCCTGATTTCTCTTTAGATTCAACAAAGGTTATAAAGTCTCGCTCCATTAGTTTATAGTGTTTCTTCTGCTCCGGTGACATCTCTATCAGTCGAGTAGTTTTAATCAGTGGTGGCAGGTCTTTAATCACATCAGCCTTCAAGACTCGGTGGCACTTGGTGTATATCAAGTCAGTCATGTGGCCGTACATCTCAGACCTAGCTACAAATTTTGGGAAGTGTCCCTTCTTACCTGACCAACCTTGGTTCTCATCTTCCATGTATGTATGTCTGAACACATGGAAGTTCTTTCCGAATGTCTCACCACCATCAAGGAATCTGAATAGGTTATACACATCTTGTATTGAGTTAAGGATAGGTGTACCTGTCAAGATATACTTATGCTTAACCTTGTCTCCAAGTTTGATGATCGCCTTCGATCTCTTAGCTTGGGGGTTCTTTATATAGTGGGCTTCATCCAGTACCATTATCTCTGGGTTCCACTCCATTAGTAACTTAAACAGCTCCTCACTATTCATCGACTCATAGTTAGTGATGAATATATGATGGCCGTCCATAGCCTTTGTCGTAGGGTTCATGGCGTACTTGACAAACTCCCGAATCTTGCCCTTACTACCGCCCTTAGACAGTACATGTATGTACTCTTTTGGTACGTATGAATGGATACCAAACTCTTCTTTCCAGTTATATAGGGTAACAGCAGGTGAGAGGATTAAGGTTCTCTTAAGCCTCCCATCGGTGGCGTATAGATCACGCAAAATATTTATAAGTCCACCAGTTTTACCTGCCCCCATTTCCCATAGTAATCCTACATTACCTAGACGTTTTGCCATATCAATAGCATACATCTGGTGAGGGTATGGTTTTAATTTAAACTTCATTTAACCAAATCCCTTAATGGGTGACCCTCTTCTCTGAAATATATCTTGGCTACGTTGTTCCAACTACCAAACTTAGGGTTACGTTCTATCAACCACGTACATATCTTAAGTGTACGGTGCATACCGAATGACTTACATCTCATCCATGCAAGAAGCTTGCCATCTGTCTTTAATATCTTGTTGCCGTTACGCACCTTGTATTCTTGGTAGCAACTGATAATCATACACAGTGAGGCTATCCACAGAAACGGTAGCCCTAGTCTTGGATTCTTGGCCCAGAAATAGAAGCTAATATCTTTTGGGTGTAACCACCATCTATTATTCCATCTCATAACGGGTAATGTATCTACCATATACTGACTGTATTTACTCTTATATGTGCAGTACATACCTGTCATGTTATCGTGGCTAAAGTGACTACCCCATTCACGATGAGCATTAGCCCTGAACAGTCCACTCTTTATATCGTGTATCCTATTGAACATACCAAACACAGGATGCCCTGATGCTGCTAACAGACCCTCATACATCGGGTTGTTCTCGCTCTGATCTATCGCTGGATTCTTCTTAATGTGTATGTACCCATCTGAATCTAACCACTGCCTAAATTGTTCCCATTTACTTGTCATCGTCTTGTGCCTCCGCCATACGGTAGCCTTTAAATACTACCTGTCTTAATCCATTAACTCTTCGTCTACTTCTCTTCTCTTTTGGTATTATCTTATTCATTCTCTTTCTAAATAAAGTCTCAGTCTTAGGTCTGATACCATTGGTTAACATCTGTGACTGATACATGGAGTACAATAATGATGATGGTATCTCACTGGTACTACACTCAACGGATACGTTATCCCACCATGTACTGATGTCATCGTTGTCGCTCATATAATCAGCAACCGTTTCCTCTACCGCATCAGACTCACTAAAGAATCCCCTATCCCTCAGTGCAGGTAGTACTGCTATCACTTTATTAAAGATACCCGATGCCTCAGCAAAGGCTTTCTTCTTAATCAGTGGATCATAATCCGCATCACTCTTGCTAAACGTAGCAGAGAAAGGAACGATGAGGAGCCGGCGGAACATACCATGTGTGCTATCAGTTGTTGGGGGTAACTCGTTACACGCCATGATAATCTTTGCATTGTTCTTCATGGAGTACGAATCGCAATACAGCTTCCTTGCCTGCACCTCACCGCCTGTTACCAAGGCTTTAAAGATAGACCCCTCAACCATGGCATTACTAGGTGTTTCTTCTGAGATGTTAAACAGCTTACCCTCTAATTGGTATCTGTTCTCCAACTTATTTATCTCCGTACCCATTGATAGGGTACAGTAGTTATCCTTCCCGACTAGATGCTTAAGTATATCAAGGAATACGGACTTACCATTGGAACCTTCACCTGTTAAGATGAGAGCTTTCTGTCCAATGGCAGAGTCCATACCCGAGATACTATAAGCCATATACTCAAGGAGGAGTAGCTTCATTTGTTCATCACCCAAGGTCACCTTGTGTAGGATACTATCGAACACTGGACAGGTAGCAGTAGGGTCATAGTCGAATGGTAGTACATATCTAAAACCTAGACCATCTGTATGGTGACTAAGGGTTAGTGTATCCATATCTAATACACCGTTAGCCATGTTAAGTTTGTTCTCAACATTAAACCATTGGATACTTCTAATATTATTTCTTTGTAACTTAGACTTAAACTCCTGACACATAGTATTGTTAGGTGTAGGGTCAAAGTGTTGCTCAGCATACGACTCAATCTTTAACGCTGAGAAGTCTTGCCAATGAGTGCCATCGTGGACGTAAAGCATACGCCCCTCTTCAGTACAGATGAAGTCATGGTCTTGCTCAAACTGTTTCATCAGGTCATCGTAGTTAGGCTTACCCCTCTTAACAACACCTTGGTTGTCAACAACCATATCATAGAATCCGGTTACGGAAGTCTTGATGAACTCCTTAGACTGTAATGATATGGGTGAGGTACACTTACCATAATTCTTACACGTTCCGCACCCTTCCCATAAAGAGTTGATGTTAGCACATGTTCTTGGGCCTGCGGACTCAATTGCCTGCTGAGACTTGGAAACGGTGTGGAGTTCATTGTAGTCTGGATGCCCTTGGCTATACGCTTTAGCAAGCTCCATCCCATCATTGAGTCGAGCGACAATAGAAAGCATAGCATACCATTGCGGCTCACTAACTTGATCTTGATTCTCGCCACACCATTTGATGAAGTCACAGCCATTGAGTACGCCCTCTGTATCAGGTGGAGGCAAGCGCTTAAGCAAATCCTCGTTGAGCGAGTCGTCAATACCAAGGACAGGTATCCCTGATCGTTCGACGAGGTTGAAGTCAATCGGGTTAATGGTTCTCTGTATGAACGTGGCATCTTTTTCTCCCTTGTTCGGTTTAATGTTCTTAGTAAGAGGCAGACGTAGTAGCCGCCCCTTACTAAAAACTGAAGTATCCACGTTACCGGTTAGGCCGGCAGTGAACAGGGCATTTGCTATGTTACCACATAGGGATTTATAATAAGCTTTGTGCTCGTCAAAATATTCTGTATGATCTATACGCTGGTTGATACCTATAAGGAAGTGAAGCCCGTTACCAGTGGCAACAACACCTGTGTCCTCTAAGTTTAAACCGAGGCAATCAATGACCACCTTTACATATAAATCTATCTTATCTAAATCTATGTCATCAATATCAAAAGGGATAACGTCCTGATATGCTAGGTTCCTTCCTCTATCCTCTATACAGTTAGCCACAGTGTAGAACATATTGTATCTTTCACTCTCTGGTATCTGCTCTATGTATGTTTCTAAGTTATCGAATAAATCTTTAACCGAGTTCGCTCTCCACCCCTTACTATAGAAAGTCTCTCTCTTCTTGAGTCTATTCTCCTTAGTGCAAGTGTAGTCCCTCAGTCCTAGCAATTGGATGAACATATTACCCCCATGTAATTGTAAAATACTAGGTTAATTTCCCTTAACATTATTGTCAAGGTGTGGTAGCTTCCTCTCAGGCAATAATGCCTATAGTAATCAGATAGTTGTGTGTAAATTCAGGGGGATAGTCCCCCTGTTTTTATTTCTTCCCCCAACTCTGGACAATATTCTCAGCACCAGACAGGTTAGCCTGCATGATTCTAGTATGAGGAGATGCAGTAGCTATCTGCTTCACTGACCTAGCTACCAAACCGGATAGGAAGTTAGAGCAGTAGATCGTAGACTTAGCAGTACATGGCTCATGCACCCCCTCTTCGTCCGTATGTAAAGTCTTGGTATAAGTAACCTTATCAGCAGGGTCTTGTCGGTTCATCACATATAACAGCGCAGACTCAGCCCCCATTCGAGGGTCTATAAGCCATGATGCTCGAGAATTATCCCAAATGCTTTTACGGACTTTCATATTATCAACAGCGGAGATAACTATATCCCCAGTTAATTTCTCCCCTTCATATCTACCATTGATGGTTACAACCCTGCGACCAGTGAACATGTTAATCATATCCCCTAATGCCTGTACCTTTGGTTCATCTATTGATGTGATCGGGTACATTTGGTTGTTCATATTCTCAACACTAACAACATCATCGTCCCATATCTCAAGGTTAAGGAACCCCATCTTAGCTAATGCTAGAGCAGTCCATGAACCCACGGCCCCTGCTCCAATGATAGTTATCTTCTTACTTAGTACATCAATCGGAATTAAATCCGACTGACGTACTAACGTATCTTTAAATGTGTAACTTGCTTTCATACTACCTCCTCATAGAAATCCATAGGACTCATCTTCTTAACCTCCATATAGAAGTCATTAACTGCATAATCATCTAGTGGCATCTCACCTTTATCTCTCTGATAAATTTTAATCCATGCGTTCCTTGCACCGTCTAACTGGTCAAGTACATTAAGTGAATCATACCAAGCGTTGTTCCTTACAAACTTCTTATAATTCATCCAGGAACCTTTACCATATTGGTTAGTGTGCCACCGTTGGTTAATGTTCTTAGGATTAATCATGCCATGTTCTCTTTCAGTAGCTAAAGTCGCTTGTTCTTTGAGCTTCCCACCACTCTTCCCACCAAAGTTGCTGTTCGGAAAGGTGGTGGTATGATGCTTTCCCGGCATTGGTAATGTTGATTGATTATAAGTTTTAGTTCTACACTTCTCCCTATACTCCTTCTCCCAATCTTTTCTACCTTTAACTGTAGGGTATGTAATCTCTACAGGTATATCGTCAATCTCTAGCCAAGGAAGCGGTGAGTCTGCACCTTGCTCTCCTTGGAAGTAATGCGCCCTAACCTCACCCTTCTTATTAAATACTAGGGAGAGTAGGAAGCCATTGCTCCCGAACTCCTTAATAGTATCCTTATCAGTCCCCGACCAGAACACACCCATGTTTACGTGAGAATGTATCCAACAATTCAGGAATCCCTCGTCCTCTCTACTCTCATACATCAGCTTACCTAATGCCGTAGCATCAATGTCTGTAGAGGTAGCTGTATTCTCTTGATCTAATAAATACACGTTAGTAAGTATGAAGGTATCCTTCTCTTTCTTTATACGTGCCATCATGCTTATTTCGATACTACTTTTATGAACGAAGAACATAATTTTATCATGTAATTCGTATGGTATTTTAACTTTCATTTGATTCCTCTCCATTAATCTTAGTCCACTCGTCTAGTAAATTACCTAATGCCACTGACCAATTATCCTCACATATTATCCTGTTACCTCGTTCTGCTAGTTTGCATTTATACTTCTCTAATCTATCTATGTAATCGACCTTACTCTCACCTCTAAGTGGTCGAGGGACTATTGACTCGAAGTAACAATCGCTACTACCATACCCGTAGATAAATGTAGCATTACTCCAGTAATCACTAAAGAAGCTATTAGTAGTAGGTCTACCGTTAAACGATCTAAGTATACCATTGCGTCGGATACTCCCATCCTCTCTAATCTTAGCGATAGGTGAACCAATGAAAATACCATGTGAGTTGAACACATCTAATACATGTTCCTCTCTAAAAGACTGACCCATGAATGGTATTGAATTAAGCATGTGTTTATAACTCTTAAACACCTTAAATTTATTATAATTCATCTCACCTTCGCGGCCTACAAACACACTAGCGGAACTATCAGAACACATACGCACAGCCTTAATCCTGTCAGGTGTGTCACTATGCTTCATTGTCATATACAAACGTCTATGTTCCATGTTCCAGATGAATAACCCTTCCTCACGTCCTGATAGAGTATAAGCCATAAAAGGATAATCCTCATGTGTCTCATCTAAAGATGAATTAGCAGGTAAATAGATAGGTACATCACGAGTCGGTGTTACATGGAGCGGATAAGTATCCATATCCAAATTACCCTTAGTAATCACTCGCCTATGGCTCTCCTCACTTGAACCTGAAAATACCTGTTCAAGTATAGAAGCTGAATCTACCTGTTCAGGCGGTGTGAATAACGTCTTATAATAATCATTAATTGTTTCAATAGCTGTATATGGATTATCACCGCAGTATGTAGTTAATAACGTCTGTAAAATATCCATTACATCTTTCCATCTATCAGCTCCTATATGTTCTTGAACCGTAGAACTGTAATTACCCCAACATATAGTACCTCCACTACTCACATGAGGGTGCGGATTATAAACATACAACGAATCCATGTACGGGTAGCAATTTATAAGCTTTCCGGTTAAATTAATCTCTACGTAGTAAACACCATACTCCACATGTATATTAATCCCTGCGGCCGGATTTACCAATGATTGCTTCACATACTCAGTAGTAGCGAACAATAACTTATTACCATCGTCCTTAATACCGATGAATTGCCAGTAAGGGTTAGATAATATCTGCTGTACTGCTTTATAAACAGTATCGTCTGCAATACCCGCTAATTTCTTAGCCTCTAGCTCATCAATCTCCTTATGATGATTCCTAGCTCTACGGATATACTTATTTACACGATTCTGATAGTCAGTCAGATATGTATTCACTGATTCCAAGTCTCTCTTATGGCTCCTAATAACGGAATCGTAATCAACCTTAGTAGCCTCTAGTATCTCACCCTTGAAATTACCAAGTAATGAAAACCCTAGGCCATTAGTAGCGTCCGCTTCCTTCGACTCATGGATACGGCTAAACAGTATCTCATTGATCTTAGCCTTATCTGTGACCATATTGCTAGACGTACCATCACCAAACATTTCCAATAGTTTCCAATTGCCTATGTCTATACGACAGCTACGTGCTGTATTCTTTAAATAGATGAAAGCGTCACGTTGAGCGACTTTCTCTTCATCTGTCTTATCTTTCAATAAGAAGGATAAATCTAACCTAACTAGATCATCCACTGTATAATCTGCGTATTTCTTGCCCATAAATACTCCGTTTAGTTAATAAAAACCCCCGACAAACGCTATGTGTAGTAGTTAGTAAGATCGGGGGGTTGTCAAAAAGAAGATGAATTATAATTAAACTATATAGTTAATAATAATTACTTGTTTCCACCCTTTACTTGAGCAGAAAATGATACGTGTGCAAAATCAGATACTGAATCTGTCATGTTTGCAGGTTCGCCGTTAACTGTCGCTGTCATTGCACCAGTAAGGTTAAGTGCATCGTATGCTTGTTGCACTGTAGATACTTCAACTACTTTTGGTGTTCCACCTGTTGCTAATACTGTGATATTCTTTGCCATAATGTTCTCCTTGCCCTATAGGGCGGCTATAAAACCCGTTAGTGGGTTGTTTTAATAATCCTATACATGTTACTTTTTCTAACGTACTCAACTTAGTTGATAGAGATTGTTTCAATTTCTTTTTGTTCTTTCATTTCTTAACTCCTTAGTTAATGTTATATATAGGACTTTATGCCCTCTTAGTCATATTAGTCATAAACTTTAGCATTACCAGAAACTTTAGCATCTCCGTGAACCCAAGCATAACCAGAAACTTCAGCATTACCAGAAACCCAAGCATAACCAGAAACTTGAGCATAACCAGAAACTTTAGCATCTCCGTGAACCCAAGCATAACCAGAAACTTTAGCATTACCAGAAACTTGAGCATAACCAGAAACCCAAGCATTACCAGAAACCCAAGCACTTCCATAAACTCTAGCATCTCCGTGAACCCAAGCATTTCCATAAACTCTAGCATTTCCATAAACTCTAGCATTATCAGAAACTTGAGCATCTCCGTAAACCCAAGCATCACCTTCATGGGATAAATTAGATTCTTTAGAAATAAGGCCTCCTAAATCACCCTTTTTTATGTTACTAAAGTCTCTTAGGGCTTTTATCCTATAAAAAT